TTTGATAACAATGGTATTTTGTCTGCTGAATCTGTTTGCGGTAGATTAGATATCAATCCCCTAGAGAAATATTACGCAATGTCTGGATTAAAAACAGGATTCCGTAAGACTACAGGTAATTCAGAAAAGATTGCTAAAATGTACTCTAAATGGTTCTCTAAACTTAAGGTTATTGTTGAAGAAAACAAAGAAAATATTTACAAAGCAGATTTATATAAGGCATATATTTAATGAATATTGAACAAAGTATCCAAGACAATAATGAAAAAATAGCAAACCTTCAATCAGTCAATAGTAAATTACAAGAACAACTTGATCAAATAGAATTGAAAACTTGGGAACCTGATAAAGGTAACTATCTTGTTGGATCAAATGGTGAAGTAAGAGAAAAGCAATTTATCTTTATTGATGAAGAATCACAAGCATTTGGAACAGAACGAGTATCTAATAAACAAGCAACGCTGGCGGCTAATAATATGAGAAGGTTTAATAGGTTATCGTGCTTTATGAATGATGATAGACCTATTTTAGAATTTACAGATATTTCTGTATCCTTGACCTTCTATGATTACGATAAAGCGAAACTTGAAAAATTGAAGGCTATAATACAGAATAAAGGTACTTTGTAGATATATACAAGCGACTGAACATTAGAAGCGAAAGGACACATTATGGCAATACAAATTTTAACCCCAAAATCAGAGTATATCACTGATTATCCGGAAGCAATAGCCTTCGCTGAACGGCAAATGGAAGTCTTCTGGTTTCCAAATGAAGTAGAAGTAGAGAAAGACCTTCATGATCTAAAAACCAATTGCACAGAAGCAGAATATCACGGTATTGTTTCAACATTAAAGTTATTTACAATTTATGAAATCCAAGTAGGATCAGAATATTGGCTAAATTATGTAGCTCAAGTATTCCCTAGACCTGATATTCAGAGAATGGCTACCACATTCGGATTTATGGAAATTTCAGTTCATAGCGTTTTCTATAATAAAATCAATGAAGTGTTAGGATTAGATACCCCTGAGTTTTATAACGCATATAAAGAAGATAAAATTCTAGCTGATAGAATGGCATGGATAGGTAAGAGAACAGAAAAAGTTGATACTGTTTACAATATCCTTAAGTCTATTGCTACCTTTTCTATGATTGAAGGCGCTATCCTGTATTCATCATTTGCTTTCTTAAAGCACTTCAACTCAATGGGTAAGAATAAAATCGCTAATATTAATGCGGGAATAAATTTTTCCAATGTGGATGAGCAAATTCACTCTGAAGCTGGCGCTTGGTTATTTAGAACAACATTAAAGGAAGCATTGGATGCCGACGAGATTACACATGAACAACTTCTCAAGTTAAGAGCAAGTTTAGAAAAAACCGCTAGAGTGGTATTAGAACATGAAACAATTATTATAGGAAAGATTTTTGAAAAAGGATCTATTCCTGGGATAACTGCTAATCAATTAGTCCACTTTGTTGAGTCTAGGTTAGATATTTGTTTGACTAATTTAGGATTTGGGGCAATATTTAAACCTACCTACAATCCTATATCAAAGTGGTTCTATCTAGATGTCGAGAGCGCGGGGGTTCTTCATGACTTTTTTGCCGGATTAGGATCATCATACACAAGAAATTGGACAGAGGCGAAATTCAAATGGTAGACATAAGCATATATGATGAGTTAGGCGAAGAACGCAAACGTCTTCAAGCAGAAGATTTACTCCCAGAATGGGTTACAACATTCTCTTGGCAGATGCTTAAAGAGAATTATATCACAAAAAAATATCCAGATTTAAAATCAGTCTATACGAGAGTTGCTAAACACGCAGCTAGTTATACAAATGAACCCAAAGAATGGGAACCTAAGTTCTTTGATCTATTATGGAGCGGAGACTTAGCTGGCTCTACTCCAGTGATAGCCAATATGGGTACTGGATTTGGTTGTCCAGTAAGTTGTTCAGGAAACTCTTTAAATGACTCTGTATATTCATTCTATGATTCTCAATTAGAAGTAGCAGTACTATCAAAGAATGGGTTTGGTACGTCAAGTTATCTTGGTAATATTAGACCAAGAGGATCAAAGATTACCGGAGTCAAAGGTAGCGCGTCTGGCGTTCTCCCAGTATTCAAAGACTTTGTTCAAGTATCTAGAGATATCAGCCAAGGCTCTCAACGTAGAGGTGCTTGGGCTGGTTATATTGAAATTGAACATGGCGATTTCTTTGAGTTAGTTAATTACATTTCAAAGAATCCAGATGATGCTAATATTGGATGGAATATCTCTGATGCTTTTATCGCAAGATTAGATGCTGGCGATAAAGATGCTATTGATAGATATCAAAAAGCATTAAAGTTAAAGATGATTACGGGTAAGGGTTATTTCAATTTTATTGATAAAGTTAATAATCAGAATCCTCAAATGTATAAAGATTTAGGATTAACAGTCAAAGCTAGTAATTTATGTGTAGAGATATCTCTGTTTAGTGGTATTGATCCTGAGACAAATGACGATTACTCTTTTTCTTGTGTCCTATCCTCAATGAATATTACCAGATTTGACATCTGGAAACATACGGATGCTGTGTTCAATGCTACTGTATTTTTAGATTGTGTGAACCAAGACCTTATTGAAATAGGTAAACGCACTAAAGGTATGGAAAAGGTAGTTAGATTTGCTGAAGATAGCAGAGCGTTAGGATTGGGTGTATTGGGATTCCATTCTTATCTACAAGAAAATGGTATTGCTTTTGAATCATTGGAAGCTAATTATAAAAATACTGAAATCTTTCAACATTTAAATAGTGAATCTCTAAGAGCATCACAATGGATGGCTAAAGAGTTTGGTGAACCGAAATGGTGTAAAGGATATGGAGTTAGAAACACTCACAGAATATGCTGTCCTCCAACATTAAGTTCTGCTGCCATTTGCGGTTCTGTTAGTCAAGGAATTGAACCTATTTATTCAAATGCTTATGTGCAAAATACAGCAGCAGGAAAAGCAAATAGAGTTAATCCTACATTACTAAAAATAATGAAAGATAGAGATGTATATTCTGAAGAAACTATTAAAAGTATCGTTGATAATGCGGGATCGGTTCAACAAGTAGACTGGCTATCTGATGACGAGAAAGAAGTATTCAAGACAGCGTTTGAACTTAATCAGAAAGTTATTATCCGATTAGCATCTTCAAGGCAGAAATGGATAGACCAAGCTCAATCTATTAATCTATTCTTTAGCGCTACTGAAAGCGAAGAATACATATCCGAAGTACATAAGATGGCATTTAAAGATCCTTATATCAAGAGCCTATATTATTTGAGAAGCCAAAGTAATGTACAATCAAATAAATCTGAATGTACTGCCTGCGAGGGTTGATATGAAAAAGCTATTCTTATTATTGCTTCTATCAAATTCAGTTACAGCTAATGAGATTGATACTAAATGCCCTCAGCATGTTATCTGGGGAGCTCCGGTTGTAACAGAAGGCAATAATCAATATCTATGCCACAAAGGATATGCCGTAAACTATAATTACAAAACAGAGACTGCCTACTATGTTCTTGAGAATGTCACTAAAGAACATTTAGGCGGTATAAGTAAACGTAAGAATAATTTCCACGATGATACAGAAATTCCATTAGAATATAGAAGCACTGTTAAGGAATATCTGGCAAGCGGGTATGATAGAGGACATCTAGCACCTGCAGGCGATTTTAGTTATTCTGATTCTGCTATGAGTGAATCATTTCTAATGTCAAATATGATGATGCAGAATTCAAATATGAATAGACGCGTTTGGAACTCATTGGAGCAGTTCAGCCGTAAAATGGTTAATAAATATAAGTATGAATATATCATTACCGGAACAGTATTTGATGCAACCTCTAAAGTTGTTAATACAGTTTCAGTACCATCATACATGTACAAGATAATCATTGACCCTAAGAGAAATAAAATCTTAGCATTTTTGATTCCAAATGAAAAGACTGAATTGGATTTTTCAAACTACATAACTACGGTTAAAGAGATAGAATCAAAGACTTCTATTGATTTTTCTCCAAACATCCCAGCATCATTGAAATCTCTTGAAACAGAGGTCGGGAATATCAATGACTGGTAAACTAAAATTAAAAAGGATTTCCCCATGATTAGAAAGATACTAAACTGTGATATTTGCGGAGCCGTAGGCTCAATAGCGATTAACACTGATGTGAGTTACGAAGATATACAATATTGTCCTGTATGTTCTTCGCCATTATTGTCAGATGAAGACGATAGCGTAGAAGATGAATATTGATATATAGTAATGCTGGATAACTCTTGTCTAGGATAAGCGGACTATTTCGCGGCTTATACCTATTCAAGGGATTACTATGGTATGGTTTTATAAAGATGAAGAAGTAACAGAATTACCGGAATGTATCGGATATGTTTATCGGATTACTTGTATTCCGTCTGGTAGAAAATATATCGGAAAAAAACTTAAACATTTCACAAAGACCTCAATAAAGACGGTCACCCTCAAATCTGGCGTTAAAAAGAAAAAGAAAGTTAAATCCCAAGTCGAATCCGATTGGAGAACCTATTATGGTTCTTGTGAGTCATTAAAAAAAGATGTCTTAGAATTAGGAGAAGAAAACTTCCACAGAGAAATTCTTTCCTATGAACATACCAAAGGCAACCTATCATACCAAGAGGCTAGACTTCAGTTTCATTATAAAGTGCTGGAATCGGATGATTACTATAATGGAATTATAGCATGCCGGATAAATAAACGTCACATAAAAATTGATCTCTTATCACAAATGTAATAACCAACCCTATCTTTCTGGTAGGGATTCAAAAATAATTAAAATAAAGCTTGCTATTTACTTTTAGATACGTTATAATTACCCATAAATTAAATAAGAGGTA